TATGACAGAAATAGCAGGATTTAAAGACACTTCACAGTTTTGGGGAGATCCATCGCAGTTTAGACCACCGCCGCAACCTAAGAAGCCGGATGTCAATGAGCAGCTTATCCAAGTGCAAATACAGCAAATACAGGCAGACATACAAAAGAAAGCTGCCGAGTTGCAAATGGAGCGTGAAAAGTTTCAGCTCGAAGATGATCGCAAGCGTGACGAGCTAGAGGCTGAGCTCTTTGTAAAAGCCGAAGAAATGAAGGCTAAATATGGCACGCAACTAAACGTCGAAAAGATTAAATCAGATCTGGCGATTAATAGGGAAGTTATGAAGGCGCAGGCCGACGTAATAAAAGAGGCTGCGCGTGAAAACTAAACAGCAAATTATAGATGACGGCAGGGAGGCGGAGCGCCTTCTTCACGACACAGATCTTAAAAGATTTCTACAGGAGATCGAGCAGGATTGTTGGTTTGAGTTTAAGTTAACTGAAACCAATGATAGTGATAGCCGTGAGGCTATTTATATGAAACTACGCGGCGTCGAAATGGTACGCCAGTCGCTGCGTGCAATGGTAGATAACGGGGCTATTGAAATTAAATCAAAATAAGCCCATAATATGGAGTTAATGAGATGGCAGAAAACAACAACCCACAAGGGACTGATCTGTACAGTGCTCAAAATGCAATCAGAGCCATACTTGCGCCCGAAGAGGATAACGCTGCGGCAACTGATGCGCTTGAGGCCGAGACCACTGAAGAAGTAGTGGAGGAGGCTGAAACCTCTGAAGAGATGGAGGCAACTGAGGAAACAGATAATGCAGTTGTCGAAGGATCTGAGGAGGAACTCGAAGTTGAAGAAAATGTGGAAAGTTCGGAAGACGAATCCTTCGATATACTAGGGGCCATAGTAGAGGTCGATGGTGAAGAGATAACCGTTGAAGAGCTTAAAGCATCTAATCTTAGGCAGAGAGACTACACACGTAAGACGCAGGAATTGGCAGAGCAGCGTAAAGCGTTAGAAGCCAAAGAATCTGACATCGAGCGTGAACGTGCACAATATGCTCAAATGTTGCCTGCTTTGCAGCAACGGCTTGAGCAAAAGGAGCAGGAGCCGGATTGGGACACACTGTATGACACAGACCCTAAGATGGCAGCGAAGGCAGAACGTCAGTGGCGGAAGCAACAAGAAGAGCGTGAGGCTCAAATTGCAGCCGTTCAGTCTGAGCAACAGCGATTGCAAAAATTGCAGCAAGACAAGGCGCAACAGATGCAAGAGCAATATGTTACTCAGCAACGCGAGATGCTGCCGGAAATCATACCCGAGTGGCGCGATAGTAAAATCGCGGCGCAGGAAGCAACCCAGATAAGGGACTTTCTACTTGGAGAAGGATTTACCGAGCAAGACATCTCCGGTTTGGCAAATGCCACGCTTGTGAAGTTAGCGAGGAAAGCAATGTTATATGATCGAGGAGAAACGCGAGTGACTGAGGCAAAGGCCAAGCCTAAAAAAGCACGCGCCAAGACATTAAAAAGCGGCACAAAAGCATCACAGCCTAAACCTACATCAGAGGCACAAAAAGCGATTCAGAACGCAAAACAATCCGGCCGTGTTTCAGACGCGGCTTCAGCAATAAAAGCCTTACTATAGGAGATTTATAAATGGCTATTGTAACAAATACGTTCACGTCTTTTGACGCTAAAGGTATTCGGGAAAGTTTGAGTGATATTATCAGCTCAATCGCTCCCGAGGAGGTGCCTTTTCAAAGTAACATTGGATCTAAAAGTGTATCTAATACTTATTTTGAGTGGCAAACCGATTCACTTGCATCGGTTTCTAAAACCGCACAAATCGATGGGGATGATGTGGGATCTTTTGATTCTACCGCAGCAACTACTCGCGTTGGTAACTACACGCATATTCTACGTCGTACATTAATTGTAGCCGACAACCTTGCAGCGCAAGATCTTGCAGGCCGCAATGATGAATTGGCATACCAAATGGCCAAGCGCGGAAAGGAAATCAAGCGCGATTTAGAGGCAGTTTTGACCGATAATAATGCTCAGGTAGCCGGCAATTCCAGTACGGCACGGGAGACCGGTGGTCTTGGTGCTTGGATTGCTACTAACGATGTATTCGGATCAGGCGGCGCTTCACCAACTGGTGACGGTACTGACGCTCGTACAGATGGTACGCAAGCTGCATTTACCGAGACAATGTTGAAAACTGCAATGCAAGCTGCATATACATCCGGCGGCGAGCCAAGTATTTTGATGGTTGGTCCGCATAATAAAACCGTTGTATCAGGTTTTGCAGGTATTGCGGCGCAGCGTTATATGGCTCCAAGCGATAGTCCGACAACAATTATCGGTACGGCAGACGTCTATATGTCTGATTTTGGGACCTTAAACGTGGTGACAAACCGTTTTAGTAGAGACAGAGACGCATTTTTTCTGGACCCAGAATATGCGGCTGTAGCTACTCTACGTCCAATCCAACAGGTAGAACTCGCCAAAACCGGTGACGCTGAGAAACGCATGATTCTCGTCGAGGCCGGATTGGAAATTCTTAATGAAGGTGCTCACGCTGGCGTCTTTGACCTAGCTACATCATAATACAGTCGGGGCGGCGTTAGTCGCCCCACTTATTTGGAGTAAAAAATGAAGCGATTATTTGATAGAGATCCCGCAACCGGAATAACCAAATACTGGCACGTTACCGATAAAGGCGAGTATGTCGTTGAGACAAAGCAAGATGTCTCCGCCATAGCCGAAAGAAATAAAAACGAATTTAAAGAAACGCCCAATAGATACAAAGACGTTAATAAAGTAGCGTCAATACCACTTTCAGTGTACTATGAGCTCAAGAAACGAGGCATTGCAGACGACCCGAAGGCAATGAAAAAGTGGTTAAACGACAGCAACAATCAAGTATTTAGGACAAGGGCCGGCACATTATGAGCATTACAACTTATACAGAGCTTAAGACATCCATAGCCAATTGGCTAAATAGAGATGATTTAACGAGCGTAATACCTGATTTTATTGCTCTTGCAGAGGGAGATTTTGACCGAAAAATACGTCATTGGCGTATGGAAACTAGAGCAAATGCAACGATTGACACAAGGTTTACTGCTTTGCCGGCAGACTTTTTAGAGAATGTAAGATTTCATTTAGACGTTGATGAAAGGCCAGTTGAGCTTGTAACGCCACTTTTTTTACAAAAGAAACGAAACGAAAGTAACGACTCTAGTGGGCGTCCGCAATATTATGCAATAGTCTCAGGATCTTTTGAGGTCTGGCCTACTCCCGACACTGCGTATACAGGACAAATATATTATTATGCAAAGACAACAAAACTAAGTAGCTCTACAGCGACTAATTGGATTTTAACAAATTATCCGGACACTTATTTGTATGGCTCTTTGTTACATAGTGCGCCGTATTTGATTGATGACGCCCGAGCACAAACGTGGTCAGCATTGTATCAAAGCGCGATTAGTGGTATAAATAACAACAATGATAAAGCCAAATACGGTGGTTCTGGTTTACGCATGCAAATTAACGCTTATTCATAGGAGAAAAACATGGCAAGTTTAGGTAACAGGGTGTTTGACAACGGTTTAACAACTTTAGACACTGAGGCCAATAAAATTTTAGTGACGTCGCAAGAGGCTACTACTTACACAGAGGCTAACGCTACATATGCTCTAGGTAATTCTACATCATTAAGTATAGGTTCACCTGCGGACAGATCTGGCGGCGGTAGAGAAGTAACGGCGGCATCTATTACAGACGGCAGTATTACAGCCACAGGAACCGCAACTCACTATGCTGTTGTCGATACTACAAACACTAGACTTTTAGCTACCGGAAGTTTATCCGCATCTCAAAGTGTAACATCAGGAAACACATTCAATTTAGCGTCTTTTACCATTGGTATTCCAGATCCTTCATAGGTGGTTTATGACTGAAAAGAAAAACTATTCCTTTACAGTTGTGCCAGATGAGCATGCAAAGCAAATTGAAGAAAAGGGCATCACTATTGCCTTAGATCAAAAAAAAGATGCAGAAAAAAAAGTTGTTGTAGATAAAGGCTAACTATAATGGTGAAATTCGCAGATCGTGTTAAAGTAGCGACATCAACGACAGGGACAGGTACTTTAACATTAGGAGCTGCGGAAAGTGGCTTTCAAACATTTGCAAGTGGCGGCATCTCTGATGGAGACGAAACTCGGTATGTTATTGAAGATGGTTCTGCATTTGAGATAGGCACTGGCACGTATACACATAGCGGTACGACATTATCCAGAACTTTGCTTAGTAGCTCTACAGGTTCGCTGTTAAATTTATCTGGATCTGCAATTGTTTTTATTAGTCCAAGTTCAACAGATCTAACGCTTTCTGGCGCAGCTCATAATTTTACAGCGTTTACAGCGACATCAGGACAAACCTCATTTTCGGTAAATTATACCGTCGATAATATTCTGGTCTTTATGAATGGAGCCAAGCTTGATAGCTCATCGTTTACAGCTACAAGCGGAACTGCGGTTGTGCTCGGCTCCGGTGCTTCTACTGGTGATATAGTAGAGGTTGTGGAGTATGGCGGCGCATCTGCAAATTATTCTACAACAGAATTTACAGCTACATCAGGACAAACTACATTTAGCGGTAGCTATAATACTGCAAAAAGTGCAGTCTACGTAAATGGAATTTTATTACTGCCTTCTACAGACTATTCAATAAGCGCCTCGGCAGTAACGCTTACTAGCGGCGCTAACACTGGTGATGTTGTCCAAGTTCAACAATATGCAATTTAGGATTGAGATATGAGTATTAACAGAAATTTAGCAAACTTTGCCACCAAAGTTACTTCCGATGGTAATTCTTATATAACAATTACAGTAACGGTTGCCGGCGGTAAATTTGTTATCGACGGTACATCACAGCAAATTGTTTCTCTTGCAAAAGGGCAGACTTACCGGTTCAATAACAGCGATTCCAGTAATAGCGGCCATCCTTTTGTCTTCAGTACAGATAGCTCAAATAGCTCCGCGTTTACCACGGGAGTTTCAACTAATGGCACAGCCGGATCGTCCGGAGCCTACGTTGAGGTCACATTAGAGCAAGACGCACCGGATCGGATTTTCTACTATTGCTCAAATCATAGCGGCATGGGAGCAATGGTTAAAACCGCTCCAGTGGGCAATGCAAACTTTGCTACATTTGTAGATACTTTTACCTTTCCTACGTCCGACGGAAGTGCTTCACAAGTTTTACAGACGGACGGATCAGGAACCATCTCATTTGGAACTCCTGCGGCAAGTTATGGAAATAGCGATGTAGACAGTCATCTCAATCAATCTAACCCTACAAGTGGATATGTGCTTTCATGGAATGGGTCTGATTACGCATGGGTAAGCAATGCAGGTTATACCGATAGTGATGTGAATACTCACCTAAATGTAAGTAGTGCAAGTTCAAGCCAAATATTAAGTTGGAATGGTTCTGATTATGCTTGGGTAGATGATCAAAGCGGATCGGGTGGAATTGCAAGTGTAGCAGCCGACACGACTCCGCAATTGGGCGGATCGCTTGATGTTAACGGACAGTCAATTGTTTCTGCGTCTAATGGCAACATTGCTATTACACCAAATGGATCAGGTAAAATTATTCTTGATGGTTTGTCTTTTCCTACATCAGATGGAAGTGCCGATCAGGTTTTAAAAACGGATGGGTCTGGAAATCTAAGCTTCGTTACACAATCATCAGGCGGTGGTGGCGGCAGTTTTACAGCTACGGCAGATGGCGCATTGTCTGACGGAACATTAGTTGCTGTTAATGCTGATGGTACGGTAAGTAACGTTTATAAAACTTTTGCAGCTTCACTTGGCTCTAAAACAACTTTTGAAAGCGGAACAATTGGTGATGTGCGCGGTGTTTTTGATCCTGACAATAACAAAGTTATTATTGTTTATAGTGATAGTGCAAACAATTTAGGTAAAGCGATAGTTGGAACGGTAAGCGGCACAACGATTACTTATGGTTCGGCTGTTACTTTTAATGGCACAGGCTCAATTGGTGATTTCGATATTGGCTATGACACTGCAAATGATAAGGTTGTGATAGCATATAGAGATTATGGAAATTCTAGTTACGGAACTTGTATTGTCGGAACTGTCTCAGGTACAAGTGTGAGTTTTGGTACAGAAGTAGTTTTTAAAAGTAGCACAACGCAATCTATTAGAGTTGCTTTTGATACTGCAAATTCTAAGTTTGCAATTTTTTACGCCAATGGCACAACTAGCGGAAACGCTGTTGTTGCAACTGTTTCTGGTACGTCAATTAGTTTTGGTGCAGAAGCAACTTTTGAAAGTGCTAACAGCATAATTCACGGTGCAGTATACGATCCTGATGTTGGCAGAGTTTTAGTTTCGTATCGTGACGGTGGAAATAATTATTATGGAACGGTAGCAGTTGGTACAATTAGTTCTACGTCTATTACGTTTGGAACGCCTGTTGTATTTAATTCATCGAATACACTAAGTCCTGTTCTAGTTTATGATACCGCAGCTAATAAAGTAGTAGTTCTATATGGTGATGTCGGTAACTCATTGTATGGTACTGCCAAAGTCGGAACGGTTTCGGGTACAAGTATATCTTTTGGTTCGGGTGCTGTTTTTGAAAGTGCTGCTTGCGAGGAAATTGGGGCTGCTTTCGATGCAAACGCTGGCAAAGTTGTTGTTGTTTATGATGACGGTGGCAATTCAAATTATGGAACATACAATGTAGGAACGGTGTCAGGAACATCAATAAGTTTTAGTACTGCTGCTGTTTTTGCTTCAAGTTATTCTTTAAGAAACTCACTGGTAGTAGACACTAACCTTAACAAAACAGTAATACTATCAAGGGATCACGGAAGTTCGTCTGATGGAACAGGATATGTTTTTAGTAATGAAAGCCAATCATCAATTTTAACATCTGAAAATTTTGTAGGTATATCCGATGGAGCATATTCTGATGGTGCTACGGCAACAATACAAACCGCAGGTTCGACAGACGATGCACAATCAGGACTAACCGCAGGTCAAAGTTATTATGTCCAAGCTGATGGAACTCTAGGATTATCTCCTGATACTATTGAAGTATTAGCAGGTACGGCTGTTTCAGCTACAGAATTATTAATAAATCCAGATACAAACCCTGCAACTTTTGGCACTACTCAAGTAGATGCTCACCTCAATGTAAGTAGCGCATCAAGTGGTCAAATTTTAAGTTGGAATGGTAGCGATTATGCTTGGACAGCGGACTC